ACTTCCCGAACCGATACGAACGGCGACGACTTTTCGGCGACCGTCCAAATAGTAATCGGATCGCGCTGTTCTGCAGGTTCGAAGATGGTACGTATTAGGCTGTCTTCGTCTAGTTCGGCGTCGATACCGAAGGCGTTCTGCATTTCGGTTGCCCGATGCGCGACCGTGGACATTTGCGGCCCGATGGATTCGGCAAGCTTCAGGGTATCGTGAACGATTGGCATTTCAGCCCGGAAGATCGCTTCGCCCGACGGCCATTGCCCCGTTATCGTATGCAGCGGCGTATTCGTATTCCGGCAAAGCGCTTCGATCTTCGTCATATAGGCGTTCTTCAGTTCGGACAGGTTGCCCGGTTGGATAACGCCCCATTCTGCGGTTACTTCGTCGGTATGATGATGCGTACCCGGCCCCGTCTTTATCTTTATCGGGTTTCCTTCCGCGTCTTCCGGCAACGCAAAGCCCTTCGACCATGTCTGCATGCTGCCATTCATCATCGCTGCTGCGGTAATGTCATGCTGAATCGCGTTGATTTGATCCTGAAAACCCAACGCCCCGCCGTCTAGGATCGACGCCCCGTAATAAGTGTCGTCATCGCTGCCGTTGGGCAGATGCACAATCGGAATACCCAAGGGCGACCCGTCCCGCTTCAGCCAAGGAATAAGCCCCGGTACCGGTCGCCCTGATTCTTCGTCGATTGCGAACAGGTCTTCGTCGCCCGGTAAGACGTACGCTTGCCAAGTCCCTTCGACGAACTGAAATCTATAGAAAGCTTCAGGAAAATAGATATTCCTGCGTTTCAGCCCGTCGGACATAGCCCATTCTTTAACCGCGTAGTCAGGCTGCCCGGCATCGTCGTACTTGACGAAGACCCCGTCTTTCCCGTTCCACCATCGTTCACGGTTCAGTACGACCCTGCCTGACCCGTCGCCCGTATCGCTAAGTAGCCAATTCAGGCTAATTGCATGATTCCCGTCGCGTAGTACCGAGTAGATCGCATCGGCGAACAGGTCTGGTAACTGGTTTCGAACCCATAGTTCGTACAGGAATTCGGTTACCTGTTTGTTCGCGACTTCGAAACGGGCGATACGAAGTCGGCTGCTATGTTCAGTCAGTATCTTCTTCAGGATGTTGTCGGAAAACGGCGATTTGATCACGCCTGCCATGATCCGTATTTGATCGGCATTCAGCGTTTTCTTCTGGCGACCGCGCGAATATTCGCGAAACTGCGTTACGTCCGACCAGTCAGTAAGCGACGGTCGCGCTTCTTTCCGTTCCCGTTCGACGCGCTGGTTTAGCGTTTCTTTGTCAGGCATGATTACCGCCCATAGTACGCGTTGCGACGCGCCGCTATTTCATCGTCGAAGTATCCGGGTTCTGATTGCACATACCCGCTTCCCGTCTTCGCTGCCCGAACGCTGCCTATGACGTACCGCAAAGCGTCCAGACCATGATACGACGATTTATCGACAATACCGTCTAAGACGTTCCCTTCGTCGTCAACCGGTCGCGAATAGTTCAGATGTTCGTCGATCAGATCGTCTAAATCATCGAAAACGAACAGCTTCTGATTCGCATACTGCGCGTAGACCCGGTCGATACCGATTTCGACTTCGTTGGTAAGCGGTACCTTGACCGGCAGCCCGGCTGCTTTGTATTCGTCGCGCCATTGCTGTTCGCTTTTCGCGCCGCCGTAGGTCTGCGTAATCTTCGGTTCGGGTTTCAGGATCGCTGCGGTATGCGCTGCTGCGGTTCGATTGCCTGCAGCGTATGTTCGATAGACGTACAGGTCTTTCGACTGCGGGTTTTCGGCAACGAAGACCCCGTAGGTATTGACCCCGCCGAAATCTAGCCCTAGATAGCGCGGGAAGCGTTCAGGCAAGGCGAAACGCGGTACGACGTGCATCGTATCGTCGAAGACGTCGTAAATCTGCCCTGCAGGTCTGCTGAAGTCGCCGCAATACATCATGCGGAACTTCCACGCGGGCATATCGCGCTTCGCATTCTCCCAAGATTCACGCGGAAACGCGGGATTATCAATGCTTTTGAACTGTACGACCCTGATTGAATTGCGTTCGTCGAACCGACGGTCGAAAACCCTGCGCTTCAGCCAATGCCCGACCACGTACGGCGTTGTCGTTATCAGAATGCGGCCCTGATGTATCGCGACCCGACGCTGAATCGCTTCCCAAGACCCGACTTTGAAATCAGGCTGCCCCGCTTCGTCTAGCCAAGCTGCCTTCGCCGTCATGCTTTCCAGCGAATCAGGCTTTGCCGCATACCCGAAATAGACGATGGTTCGTTCTGATTGTTCCTTGCCCCAAAGCCTACGTTCGCCCTGCGGCGTTACGATGAAATGCGGTCTAGGCGACCCCATGAATACGCCTATCTGACCATGATCGACGAATAGTTCCTTGAAGGCGGGTATCAGCTTGACTTGCAGCAAGGGATCGGTAGGCGCTGCGACCAGATACGCGCCCGGCCCCATACGCGACATTTCCCGCTGCAACCAAAGCGGCCCGAATGTCGTCTTGCCTGCTTGCGATCCTGCGACGATAGCAACGATGCGTTCTTCAGCCCGCCAAGCTTCCGATTGTCCGACGTGGAAATTGAAAACCAGTTTGTTATCAAAGGTTCTTTCGACTAGCTGCGGCATCGAAACGACCATGTACCAACCCCTGATAAAAAGATGAATACCGCCGCGATAAATACTGCGCTAACGTATGAACCCCGATATACCTGCGTACGTACGCGGGTAACGCTATACGTTACCCGCATATCAGGTACGTCTTACCCGACCGGCCCGGTACCGGTATCGGGAAGTTCGTCGATAAACGGCGTTTGCGTCGGGAAGAAGACCTGCGGTATCAGCGTCGCCGTCGCAAAGGCAGCGGGCGATGCGACAGGCGACCCCGAATTCAGATTCGACTTCGTCGGACCTGCGCCTGATATCGTTGCCGACCCGATAACGAACAGCACGACGAACAGCGCGACGACAACAAAGGGTATGACGTTCCGCATGACTTCCTACCTTCCTAGCGGCCCCTGAAGAAAACCGCATAGATCAGAATGATGATGATGATTACCAGCAACGTACCCATTCCGATATACATGACTAGCCTTCTTCCCCTGCATCATCTGCAGATCGTTCGGTCAGCTTGACGACGATTTCGCTAACAGGCAGCAACGGCGCGCCATTCGCCCCGGTTACTTCGCGTTTCTCCGACCATTCGCCCCGTTCCTTGGCAAGATGAATCAGCGTATCTTTGAAACCTTCGTCTAGCGCTTTGTCTAATGTGTCTTCTTCGACGACCTGCGCGTTCTTCCCGAACCCGACAACTTTAATCTGATGCACTAAATGCCCCGTTCGACCGCCCGGTACTTCAGGAAGCTTTTCTGTATACCATTCAGCCCGTTCCCGCATGATCGTTTCATAGTCCATTGCCATTTTATTTAATGCGTCGATCCGCCGATTTCGGTCTGAAAATTTCAGCGTTGACGTCGCCTGAACGATTTCCTGAATGTATTCCGCGACTTTGTGCTGAAAGTCTTCACGACTGCGCCAATTGTCCAGCGTAACCCGCGAAACTTTCATTTCTTCAGCGATCCGGTCGAACGGTAATTCGTTCGCCGCGATCATTTGCGCCGCTAACATATGTTTGGCGTTTAGCGGCCCTTTTCCCTTATATGTACCCGTTCGCAAACCGCGTGACATTATGCCGCCGTTATCGAAAACGGTAGACAGCGTCTGCCTAACCGCCTATAATCGAAAATGCGGGTATTTGACCCGCGTCTAAAACGTGAAAGGTTCCTGCGTATGTCTGCTCTTGCAGAAAAAGTTCCTGCTGCTGCTGTCAGGCGTCCGAATCGCCTGCGAGAATTGCGCGAAGCTGAAGGCTTGACGCAGTCAGAAATGGCGCGTCGGTTGTCTATCAAAATCGCAACATTGAACCGGCACGAACAAATGAACCGGGCAATTGACGCGTTGTCTATCGAACGATATGCGACGTTTTTCAATGTGAACGCCTTCGAACTGTTTGTTCCAATGGATCATGAACTAGAATACGAACCCGTCGAAAACGACGAAATCAGCCTGCCATAACCCGCTGAAAGGTTAGCATATGCCCCAAAATACAGCCGATGCCGCGCGTCTTTATAAGTCGCGCGGTTGGTCACCTATCCCCTTAGAACCCGGCCAAAAACGCCCGACATTTCCCAATTGGCAAGACTACGTCATCGCTGAAGACCGAATCGACGAAGTCTTCAGCGTAAAACAGCCCGGTATCCTGTTAGGCCCGGTCAGCAAGAATCTGTACGACGCGGATTTAGACGAAATCAACGCGGTACGGATCGCGAAGCACTTTATGCCGAAAACCCCTGCGATTTTCGGTCGCCCGTCGAAACCGACTAGCCATTACATCTATCACGGCGTAGAAGGCGATGACAGCGCGCGTACGGTCTTCAAAGACCCCGACGGTACCATGCTTGCCGAAATACGCGGAAAAGGAACGCAGACGATGTTCCCGCCGTCTGTACATCCTTCAGGCGAAATCGTCGCTTGGGAAAACGAAGATACGATGCCTGCGACCGTTCCGATTGCGACAACCGTTCGCGCCGTCGGTTGGATTGCTTCAGCGGCGATGATTATTCGTCATTGGGATGATTGGGCAGGCAAACATCATGATTTGATCGGCGCGCTTGCAGGCGGCATGCTGCGGGCAAGGGTATCGGCAGAAACGGTCGAAAGCTTCGTTCGCGTCATCATGACGTACAGCGGCGATCATGAACCGTGGGATCGTATCAACATGGTTCGATCTACTGCGGAACGTCTTAAAGAAGACCCTGACGCCCCGGTTACCGGTTTTCCTTCCCTGCGGGAAATCATCGGCAGCGATTACGTCAAACGCCTGATTTCGTGGCTGCGTCTTCCCAAGATTAACGAAGATATGGTCACGCTGTCCGACGACGGCAACGCAGACCGGTATGTTGAAGCATTCAGCGACGTTCTTTTCTTTTGCCCTGAAATGGGCAATTGGTTCGTCTGGAATGATAAGTTCTGGCGCGAAGACAATAACGGCACGTCGATTGCCTACGCCCGCGAAATCCCTGATTACATCTGGCGAACCGCGCGCGACGTCAGCGACGAAAAAATTGCGGTCAAAATCGCGAACTGGTCGATTGCTTCTCGCAGCTATGGGCGCATTACCGCAATGCCCAAGCTTGCGCAGACCGACCCGCGTATTCAGGTCAGCAACGAACAGCTAAATTCCGATCCGTACCTGTTCACGGTCGCGAACGGAACGATCAACCTGCGAACAGGCGGTTTAGGCCCGTTCGACAAAACCGACTACATAACCCATTCGTCGCCCGTTCGATTCGATCCCCGCGCAGGCTGTCCGAAGTTCCTTGCCTATCTTGACGTCGTCTTGCAAAGCGATCAGGAACTAATCGACTTCCTTCAGCGCGCCGTCGGCTATTCCCTGACGGCGTCTGTCGTCGAACAGGTTTTCTTCCTGATGTACGGCCCGCATGGTACGGGTAAGACGACCCTGATTGAAACGCTGCGTTACCTGCTAGGCGGATACGCGGTCAATGCTGACCCGCAGACGTTCATGCAGAAAAGCGCGAACAGTCGCGCAAACCCCGATATCGCCCGGCTACAGTACGCCCGACTGGTCACGACGTCGGAAACGGAAGAACACAACAAATTAGCGTCTGCGCTGGTCAAGCGTATGACCGGTTC